GGCGTGTTGAAACAGTTGCTTGAAGGGAACTATCAGGCGGACGTAAAGAAACAAGACACTAGTCACACTCCCGTGACTCTGCGTGTGTTCTGTTTATTCTTAGTCGACTTGGGCGTCCCTAAATACATCGCTGATCTCTATGAGCTTCATTCGGCAAAGTTTGGTTACAAGTCACTAAAGTCAGGTCTGTACCGAGGTGAGGCAAGGTATAATCTCGGTTCTGGTGACCCTTTCACGCTGATTCGAAACATCTTTGAGGTCGCAACTGTCTTGGCTGAACGTTACGCTGTTTCTTGGCTAAAACTTTTCTTCTGGATCATCAAGGGTGACGATACTCTTTCCACGATGTTGTTCCCAAAGTGGAGAAACGGTGCACCAATCGACGAAATTCGCAATACTGGCCTGACGGAGAACCACGTTGAAGATGATCCACGACCACCGTATCACGCTGGGCGATTCTTCTTGTCTGACGGTGTTTACCCTGATCCCATTCGCATGGTCTGCAAGATTCTGGCTGGGCAAACAGACAACAAGGACCGTGCAAGGGAATTAGTGCAGTCTTTCAATGATCGTTATCAGCGCATTCCTGTTTCTCTGTATGACGAGTTTCTCACTGCATGTTGTCAAATGTACAGAGATTTTTCGGAGACCCAGGTGCGGGCAATATTTCAGCTGTATCTTTGTTTTTCGGATCGTAGATTCCTCTTGGAAACACTCCACATCGAAATCAACGAAGAGACTGTGCTGACACGTATCGATTCGGCGGAAAACTGTGCAGAATTTGCGATATCCTTCTTCATTCACGACGACGAGAAGATCAAGCAGTTCGAAAATCTCACTGGGCTCGAATTGTCGACACTCGCACGAAGCTATGGCGTACCAACTTTCGCGGTACCAAACGTCGGGGGTTTCAATAAACCCGGTGTCTGGTACAGTGCGATGCATTGCTGGGCGGTTTTGCCTCTGTGGCAGGTTAACCACGAAATCAAGAAGTCATCATCACAATATGTCAGGAACTTACGTCAAGGATCTGGAGCATACGCTAGTTATCAAGGCTTCGGAGTGGAGGAGGTCTCACAATCTGGCATCATCGGCCGCGGTGACCACGCTCAAAGATTTCTACACAAGCATAGTGTTGAAGTCAGTCGAGTACGAAGTGTCTCAGGTATCTCTACTGGGCACGGAAGACGGCAACATCAAGTCCGGGACAGCGTACTATGCGCTGATTCCCTCTAAGAAGGACACTGATGCGGGCAGCGGGACTGATCGGGCAACCGTTCAAAAGGTCATGAACAAGCATATGTTCCCGTTGTCTAGAGAAGAGCAAGGTGTGCGCAATGGCACCTTCAAGATCGAAGGATACGAATTGGATTTGGCGTTGGATGCGAGGCGAGGAGCCCATCCAGTGTTGTGGTTGGGTAACACCACTGCAACTGCTAAGTCTGGAGACCCGGAGGTGATCGCGATCACTATTCGCTTTCAGGTCGAGTGCTCAGGTGTGAGTCCGTTGTGGTGATCCGGCAAGTTA